GACGGCCTCACGCAAGGCCGCGAGCATCTGATCGCGTCCCATGTTCGTGGTCTCCTTTGCGCGCCGTGCGGACTCCAGCAGTGCTGAGAAGCCGCCGCCCGCCCCCGCCTCGGTTACTACGTCTGTTGAGCGCAGTTCGAGGAACTTCTGGAGGCGGTTCACTTCCACTTCCTCGTCGCCTGCCTCCGCGAGCCTCATGCGCTCGGGAGTTGTCTGTCCGCGCCCGTTGATTGAGAGCCCGATCTTGTCCCCGTGACCGATCTCCAGCAGTTCGTCGATGGTGTCGGAGAGCCAACTCTGAGACTTGAGGATCCGCAGGTCGGCGCGCACCGTCTTGTCCGACTCGTTGAAGCGGGCGTTCTCGTACACGCCCACCATGTCGCGGATGGTGCGTTCGGGCTGGATCTCCTCGGACACCGAGTCGGGGTGGTCCGCAAACGCGCGCAGACCGTCGAAGAGACCTCGGTCCACGGCCTCCTTGAGCACCTCGGGCGGATAGAAGTTGCGATCCCGACGGTTGCCGAGGCCTGCTTTGATGAGAGCGACGCCGTTGTAGACGCGCCCTCGGTCCGTCCTCTCGGACGGCCGGGCACCTGACTCTGAGAGAGGTGTGTAGGCGGTGAACTTCCGCTTCTCTACCCGTGCCATGTCGCGTGCGTTGTAGCACGGCGAAAGCGCCGGGATCTACAAGCAGGTCAACAACTTACGGAAAGACACCTCCGGCCGAGCTAATGGCTTGTTCCCTCGGGCAGGGCTGAAACTATGGGGAGAAGGTCTAGCGAACCACGAACCGGGCACGCAACTGCGCGTAGCCTGCGTCGGTGGGCTCAAGGTAGGCGTCGTGGAGCTTCACCCGCTCGATGGGCACGCCCTTGTCGTCAGCGAACTGGACGAGGGCTTCGAGCAGGCCGAGGACCACCTTGCTCACGTCGTGGTTGCGTTCAAGGAGGTTGACGACGCGGGAGTTCGTCCGGCCTTGGAAGTACTGGAAGGCTGTTTCCGCCATGAAGATGGACCTCTACGTCTGGGTGGTGCGCAGGTCTACTTCGACAGTTCCTTGAGCATCGGGAGGAGCGGGCCGATTGCCTTCGCGAGTTCGGTCAGGTCGGCGATGGTCACCTCGTGCTTGACGAGGACTTCGAGCGCCGGCACCGCAAGACCGAGGCCCTCCTCCACGGAGATCTTCCCGTCGGAGTTGGCCTGCTTGTACTTCTCGATGACCGGCCTCAAGTCGGCCGCGATGACGAGGACCTTGGTCAGATCGATCATCACTTCCCCTTTCGACGGCTTCCCGGCTTGTAGCTGCCGGTGTATCCAATGCTGGAGGTGCAGATGGCGTACTCCGCGCCCCCGGTGAAGCCCTTGGCCTGAAGGTGCTTGTGGCACCGCTGCGCCTTGTAGGTGAAGCGCGAGGGCGTCCGCTCGGGGATCTCTTGCCGGTCCTTGGCCGTGTAGCGGCGTTCGAGGATGAAGGGGGCAGCCTGCTCAGGCTGACTGCGTGAGTTCGGTTGCAGGTTGGTCATCGACCCTCTCCTCGACCTTGACACCAAGCAGCGGGCGGAAGACCTGCTCCCACCCGAGCGCCCGATCCGGTCCCCACTTCTCCCACGCATGGTCACGCGCCCGTCCGCCGATCTGCCGGCGGAGGTCCTCCGACTCGACCAATGCCGCAAGCGCAGTGTACCACTCCTCCTCCGTCTCGGCGAGGAAGCCGGTCTCTCCATGCCTGATGCCGGTCTTCCCGTAGGGGAAGACGTTCGCCGCGACGCACGGGACACCGAGCGAGCAGTACTCCAGCCACTTCAGGTTGCTCTTCGACTGGTTGAACTTCGCGGTCGTGACCGGCGCGAGGCCGATGTCGAAGTTCATGAACCGCAGTGTCGCCGGGTAGCGGTCGAACGGCACGCCGCGCGCCCACTGGAAGCGGGTCTCAGGGACGATGCCCTTCACGCTCAGAGGCACGTTGCCGAAGAAGCGCATCATCACGTGCGGGTAATCAGCGAGGATGCGTGCGAGGGCGGGGAGCGCCACCTTGAAGTCGGCGTCGTGCGTGTTGCTGCCCTGCCACCCGATGATGGTCTTGCCGAAGTTCTCGAACTTCTGCACATCGTCCACCGCACCGGGTCCCCATACGCTTGGGTGCAGGTGGTTGAAGCAGACTGAGATGTCCTTCCGACCCGTCTCGTGGGCAAGAGCGTCCCGCAACGGAGGCGTCGAGACGATGATCCAGTCTGAGAGATCGAGCATCTGCCGGAGGAGCTTCTGCACGGCCTTCTTGTGCCAGAACCACGAGGCCGGGTTGTTCTTCGGGATGTGGAAGAGGTCATCGTCCATCTCGAAGACGACCTTGATGTCCCTCGCCCGACACTCCTTCGCCCATTCGAGGAAGAGCGACCCGACCGCCCGCTGAAAGACCACGAGGTCGATCCCGTTCAACTGGGTCCTGTTGGCAGGGACGCACTGGTCGTGCATCAGGAAGTTGTTCTCGAAACCGCGCTCCTGAAGTGTGAGTGCCGGCACGTAGCAGCGGTAGGTTCCACACCCGGTCCGGTCGGAGTGGAGCCAAAGCACTTCTGGACGGTCCTTCATGCGGTGAACCTCTGGGCGAAAGCAGCGAAGGAGGATGGCGTTGGAGTATAGCCCGCCGGCACGGGGATAATCGAGCACCGGCAGTCGGGATGCGTGTCATCCACCGGGACGAGCGTCGTGATGGTCATGTGCAGCGGCGCGCACCGTGAGCAGACCCGCTCGTCGGCCCTCGTCACCCAGAGCCAGTCCTCACCGAAGTCCTCGAAGACCCTGCGCTCCCCCTGAACGAAGGCCCGGAAGATCTCGTTGGCCCCGAGCGAGGCGGCCTGAGCCGGCAGCCCCTTCATGAGGATGTCGATGGTCGAGAGGGTGGACGGTAGGGTCGAGCCAGAGACGACACTGCCCCGGAGCGAGCGGCGGAACTTGTCCACGTAGGTGTCGCCCCATGCCCGGAGCCGCTCCGCCAGCGGGATGCCGAGGAACGCCCCGGCGAGCAGGAGGTCCCGGTAGCTTCCCTCCTCGGGCATCTCGTAGTCCTCGACATCGACGCCCCCGAGGGACAACTCCCAGAGCCCGAAGAGGAGGCCGAACTCGTACGTATCGTCTTCCTCCTCTTCGAGCCCGTCGAGCAGGTCGTCCTCCACCTCCGTGATGGCCTCGTCGAGCGGCTCGATGAGGCTCTCGGTCACAGGTTCCACCACTGCCGGGTTCCACACCTGCTGCCGCCCCTCCGGACCCATCGGCAGGACGAAGTTCCGGAGGAACGACCGTTCGAGTTCATCCCGCCAGCTTCGGAGCACGGCCTCGTACGGAGCCTTGATCCGTCGCATCAGGTCGAACTCGCGACGCTGAAGCTCCGCGATCTTCTCGTAGAGACTCTGCTGGAGCAGCGGTGGCGGCTGAGGCTCTTCCATCTCACTGCCTCCGCTTGAGCGCGTTCTGCCGACGGACCTCAAGCGCCTTGGCGCGGGCCTCCTTGGTCCACACGTGGCGCGGCTTGCCGAGCGGGAGGTTGATCTTCGTGCCGTCCTTCGGCGAGAAGAGCACCTCGCTGGCGACCACCTTCGTGCCCACGAGCGTGGCGTTGCCGGCGTACTTCTGCCCCTCCCCCTTCTTCACGTAGGCGACCGTCACATGCGGGACGTAGGTCGGGTAGGTCTCGGTGTTCGGCAGGGCTTCCGAGACGGCCTTGTGCAGCTTGCCGAGTCCCGGCGACTTGACCTCGACGTAGACGACATCACAATCGTCCTTCTCGAAGACCTTGGTCTTCCCGAGGACGAAGGCGACCGGCGGCTGCTTGGCGAGTACCGGCTTGATGGTTGACGGGTCGTTGCCGTGCAGGCCGTACTTCACCGTCACGTGCGGCCGGTCCTCACGGCCGTCCTCGGCGAGCACATCGTCGGGGATGACCGCCGCGAGCGCCTTGACCTCCGTGGCCACGTTGGGCGGCAGGTTGATCTGCGTGGACGAGTAGTCGTGACCGTTGCCGGTCTCGCGCAGCCGGATCCCGTAGGGCTCGGGCGGCATGGTCGCCCGCAACGGCGTGCCCTCCGACTGGTTCGTCTTGATCTTCCGCTTCTCCTTCCCGCGCTCGAAGCCGGGTCGGTTGAGCGTGGCCTTGGTGTTGGCCAGATCCCGGCCCGAGAGCCGCTTCGCCGAGAAGCCCATCTGCCCGCTCGTCTGGGTAACCGGCCCCTTGTCGGGCGTGAAGCCCTTGGGGAGCGGCTGCTCCGGGCTGCCGGCGAGGGCCTCGGGCTCGGAGCCCGGCGCGAGGTCACCCCCGAGACCCGGCTGCTCGCCCATCGCTGCCGGGTCGGCCGTGACCTTCGGCATCTGCTGCATCCCGAGAGCCATGACCGGATCCTTCCCGCGCTCGGCCCGGATCTTGGTCTGCTCGGTCTCGAAGTTGTAGGTCGTGATGTTGAACTCGCGCGCCGCCATCGTGCCGGACCGCTCCTTCGAGAAGTAGTCCATCGCCTCGGCAAACGCGATGTCCTTGAGCTTCGCGCTGCGGTCCTCCTGCGCGAGCGCGGGGAAGGTGAACTCCATGACGGTGGACTGCCGGACGCCCTTGGAAGCCTTCACACGCTCCCACGTGTCCATCAGCATGTCCTCGACGACTTCCTGATACATCTCGAAGTTCTTCACGTCCGGCTCGGTCTGAATGAGCGCGCCGGCCCGCGTCGCCGAGTCCGTGACCCCAAGGAACTGCTGGCTGACCCCCGCACCGACCGCGATGATCTTGAGGATCATCTCCGCGTCGGTCTTCGCCTCGTTGGCGTTGTTGTTCGCGTTCTTGTACTCGACGGTGACGGCCTCGTTGTGGACCATCACGGCCCCCGGTCCGGGCGGCGTCGAGAACTGCGCCTCGGCCGTGGCCACGTCGGTGGCGTCACCCTTGACGGCCACATCGAGGGCGAACATCGCGCGCATCTTGTTGAGGAGCACGCGGTCGTTGGCGAACTCCTTGAACCGGAGGAGCCAGCCGAGGATGGCGTACAACTGCGACCGGCCCCGCTTCTCCGAGGAGGTCGAGTTGATCTTGAAGTGGTCGATGTCCTTGGCCGGGATCTGCCGGATGATGAGCGTGCCGGGGAAGAGCGTCGTCGAGGCCCACGGGACCGGCGAGGTGTTGAGGATGCTGTACTGCTGATGGTAGTACTTCACGTCCTCGATGTCGTCGGGGTTGGTCACGATGTCCCAGATCGTGCTCGGGTCGAGGCTGCGGACCACGAGCCCGTCCCGCTGCTTGAAGTACCGGAGGAAGACCTCGCCGTAGATCAGCAGTTCCTTGAGGATCAGGCGGGACCTCGCGCGCATCTTGTTGCGCTTCCAGAAGTCATCCCATGCGTTCTGGCCCTCCTGATGCTTGGTCGAGCCGATCACCCCGCGCCCGAGCACGAACTGCGGGATGATGTCCACGATGCGCTTGCCCACCGGGTTGCGCGTCGCGGCCTCCCATGACTTCCGGTGCATGTCGAGGTAGTCGATGAAGAGTTGCTGCTTGCTCTGCGGGCTGCTAGTTCCCGGCAGGATGGTGTCCTGCAAGCTGAAGACGGTCTTCGACTGCCCCGTCCCGTACAACTGCTCCTCGTCCCCGTAGAGCCCAAGGTAGAAGCTGGAGGACGCTTCCGAAAGCCGGCCGGACTCCTTGAGCCGCTCGAACTCGGCCTTCCCCTTGGCGCGGGCCTCGCGCAGGTCCTTCTGGCCAGACACGTAGTCGCCAAGCCGCTCGTTGATCTCCCGAAGCTGCGAGCCGGAGAGCACGTTGAGCACGCGACGGCGGATAGGCTTGGCCGCCATCATCTCCTTGAGGCTGCGGTAGTGGACCTGCTCGTAGCCCCGGCCCCGCTGCTCCATCATCTTCGCGTCCACCTCGACGAACCTCGTCGAGACGGTGTGGACCATCTCGTCGAACTCCTTGTCGGGGTCCACGAACTTGTACCGCTTGATGGCGAGGTGGTTCCCGCCTGCCGGCCGGTCCTCGGCGGCGGCAGCCTCGGCCACGCGGGCAAGCTCCTTCAGGTGGGCGTCGCCGTTCGTGTCGGTGATCATGCTCATGATGTAGCCGCCTTGCGAGCCCGCCGCGCCGCCGCGCCCTTGCGGCCTGCCTCCGAGGCTGACTCCGATGTCCAGCAGTGGGCCTTGCGTAACTCGTGGGCCTTCTTGCCGCCCCGAGACGCGACTTCCTTGCGTCGTTCAGGGGACAGCGAGGCGAAGCCGCGACGGTGGACGTTGCTCACCATGCCGTCCTTTCGCCGTACGTGAGGCCGGTGATGGCCTTCGAGCGGAAGACTTTGATCTTGCCCGGTGCCTCCACCGGGTTCTCCAGTTCGTAGCGGACGGCCATCAGCCCCGAGCACGCCACGGCGTCGGCCACATCCTTCGATCCGATTGCTCCGTTCTTGAACCGCTTCGGATGGTCGTACTTCCTGCCGTCGATGAGACGAAGCTCCTCGAACTCCTGCGTGAAGACCGGGTAGCTGTAGAAGTCGAGCTTGTCGCTGAAGAGGTACTCGATGAGCGTGTCGTAGGCGTCGGTGCTCTTGTCCGCCGAGCAGTGGTCGGTGTGGAGCCCGCGCTCTTCGAGCACCTGCCGGGTCTCATCGGATTGGAAGCCGTCGAAGCTCACGCACTGGAGATGGAAGCCCTTGGCCACGAGCGGGTAGACGTACCGCTCGCGAAGCTCCGCGAAGTTGATGTTCTTCCCGGCGATGGCCCGGTGCTGAAGCATGAAGTCCACGACCAGCACGCCGTTCTTCTCCCGGTGGCAGAGGGCCACCCCGGTGGCGTCCCGGTTGCGCGAGAGGTCGAAGTGGAGGAAGTAGCGGGTGCCGTAGCGCGGCGCGAACCACGCGGCGAACTGGTTCAGGCGGAGGTCCCACGGGCTCGGGCGCGCGAGGTTGACGCGCCGGAGCACTGCGTCTGGCTCCTTGATGGCGGCGTCGATGCTGGTCGAGATGACCGAGCCGTAGTTTCGCCACGCCTTCGACGGGTTGCGCTTGAACTCGTCGGCGAGGCTGTCGAAGGTGACCTTCGGGTTGAGTTCCCACGTCGCGGCAACGATGCCGATCTCGCTGCCGTCAGTCGAGCGCAGGATCTCCATTGCAGGAACGGAGATTACTACAAGTTGTAGAAGAGGCTGTAGAAAAAGAAAGCGCCCGGTCGGTGACCAACCGACCGGGCTTGTGGAGGTGTGCATCCTGCGGGTTGGGCAGGAGCTTTACGACCTGCACCGAGTATAGCCCGGTGAGGCCTCAAAGTCAAGACGTTTCGTCGAGCCTCGCGCGGAAGTAGCTGCCCGAGAAGGCTACCGGCAGGGCACGCAGGTAGTCCTCCCCGTCTACGGGCGTCAGCCGGCGACCGGCAACGACTACGGTCTCGATGGTCTCCCGCATCCCGTCCGGCACATCGAGCACCACGCGACCCTTCCTCAGGAGCGCATGGCCGACGGCTTCCTGCCCCGTGCTCGTCGTCTTGAGGAAGACCACTGAGAGCATCACTTGTTCTCCGGTTCTCCGGGGGTCACGACGAGGTTGACCGCCGGGGCCAATGCAAACCGCGAGTAGGCGGCGTGGACGGTGGTGTCGTTCTCGGTCAGGTCGGCGTAGGCCTCGCCCGAGATCTCCCGCACCGCGATGTCCGGGTGGCCGTCAGCCATGAGCGCCTCACACGCAGCCTTCGCGGCGAGGAGCAGAGCCACGCGCGTGTCGTAGAGCGCCAGCGAGGCCGCAACCTCCGCCTGCGTGGCCTCCTTCAGGTTGAGCCGAGTGAAGTCGCGGAGCCCCTCGTGCTGAGGCGCGAACTCGGCGAGCTTCTCGGTGATCTCGACGATGGCTGCTTCAACTGCGGTCATTCAGGTACCTCCTACCGAGACGACACCGAGCCGGTGGTGGGCTGCTTCGCGGCCCCGGCGATGGGTCCCTTCCGGGTCCGCGAGACCCGAACCTTGTCGAGCTTGGCGGCACCGGGGTAGTAGCCCCGCGCGGCCTGCGCCTTCTTTCGTTGAGCGGCCACCTGCTCGCGCTCGGCCTTCTTCTGGGCGGCCACCTGCTCGCGCTCCTTCTTCTTGACCACGGATGGATCGTCGTCGCCCGTGAAGCCCGCCGGCCGCTTCTCGCGGGGGACCGGCTCCTTGTAGGTGCCGGTGACCTTCGTGCCGTCGGCGCGCGTGTAGGTGGCCTTGCCGTCCTTGTGGACGGTGACGCTGCCACCATCGTTGAACGAGTGGACCTGCTCGCCGGCCGCGTTGGTCGTCGTAGCCGTCTTCTTCGGCGTCCCGCCGCCTCCGCCGCTACTTCCGCCCCCGCCGCCGGAGGCCTTCGCCTTCTTCGCCGCCTGCTTGGCCTTGTAGCTGTCCGGCACCGAGCGCGCGTAGGCCCCCGACAGCCGTGCCCGGAGGGAGGACTGCCGTGCGGCGTCGGTCCACCCGATCTCGGAGATCGGGTCGCCGTCAGGGATGATGACCATCGGTCAGCCCTTCCGCTTGAACCGTGCGAGACCGCGCGAGACCGACTCCAGCCGCTTCCGGATCTTGGGGGATGCACCCTTCGTGAGGTACGCCATCGACCCCACCGAGCCGGCCTCCCGCGCCTTGGCCGCCGGCTTTGACTGCATGGTCTCGGCCCGCTTCTTCTGGGCCTCCATGCGGGCACGGATCTGCTTCCGCTTCTCCGGGTCCTTCACCCCATCGAGCTTGGCGCGGAGCTTCCGGCGCTCCTCGGAGGCTGCCGAGTCGTCTCCGAGTTCCTTGTCGCCGATGAGCCCGTGCGAGGTGTCCGGCTGCTCGTAGTTCTTCGGCTTGAAGACGGTGCGCTCGCTCTTGAGCGTGTAGCCCTTGCCCCGGAGGTTCTCCGCCCGCGTCTTCAGCCGGCGCAACTGGTCGGCGGTCAGCCCGGACTCCTTCCGAGCGCGCGTGAGGCCTTCGTTCTCGTCCTCGTCGGACTCGAAAGCAGTGAGCGCGGCGGCCTCGGCACGGGAGATGATGATCTCCCCGCCCGGCTTCCCCTGCGGGAGGTAGCCGAACTGCCCGCCCCCCTGACCTCCGGCGTTGTCGGGCTGCGGCTGGCCTGCGGAGTTCGGCATCGGTGCTTGCGGCATGGTCTAGTACCTCATGTCCCCCGGAGCGACACCGGGCCGCCACGGCTTCAGAGTCATCGGGTCGGTGACATCCCGGTGATGGCCGGTCGTCGAGGTCAGGGCGGTGAGTTCCTGCTTGGTGAACGCTTCGAGCGCGGCAGCCCGGACCGTCATCCGGTACTGGACCGCCTCCATCCTCGCGCGGAGGTCGGTGCCCTCGGCCGGAGCAACCACCTTCCAGCCGGCGAGCCGGTCCATGTCCTGCTTCTGCTCCATCTCGATGTGCTGGCGGGTGAGCCGGCCCATCTTGAGTTGCGCGAGCATCTCGCTGGCGGCTGCTTCGACATCCTTCTTCGAGAACTGGCCGGCCTCGCTCAGGAGCCCTTGCTCGCGGGCCGTGTTGAGCCTCGTCACGAGGTTGTGCCGGCGGCGCGCGTCGATGAACTGCCCGGCGGAGTTGCTCGGGTTCTTCTCCGAGTCTCCTCCCGAGTCAGCCTCGACGAAGACGGTACGGCCATTCCATTCCTTCATTGGGGTCTCCTTGAGCGGGGATTATAGGCCAATCCCCATCAGCCTTCGACGGGTTGAGCGCCGGGCGTGAAGTCGATAACCGTGTAGAGCACTGTCACCGCCACCACGTTGTCGTTCTCCGCGTTACCGCCGAACTCCGCCGCGCCGATGTTCGTCAGTTTCAAGGCGGCGTTGACAGCCACCGAAGTTTCCGCATACGCCGTCAGGATCCCGTAGGGGTCCGCGCTCGCATATGTCTGGACCCAGACTTCATCCTGCGCGGTGGCGAAGTCTGAGCCGATTGACCCTTGCCAGATCGACTGGCCCGTATCTAAGCCGTCGTAGACCAGACCCAACGCTTCGCCTTGGTCGGACCACGTAAAGGTACTCACGCCGCCGTACCGCAGATGCGTGATCATCTGAAGAGGGACGATGAGCTTGCCTGCACCGGGTGCCGCAACAATCTCCACCGGGGTGGCGAGCAAGCTCTTGAACTGCTGACTGGTCAGAGCCACCGTCGCCGAGAGGACCGCACCGGACTCAGCAGGAGTGTCGCCTTGACTCGTCGTTCCGCCGCTCACGAACACCTGAGCAACGAGGAGCCCCGACAGCAGGGCACCAAGAAGAAGCAACTCGTTAGACATCACGGCCACTCCATCCCCTCATTGGGGTCTCCTTGTCGGGTGATTATACGCCCCGCTCTTCTTCGGCTCGAACTGAATACCCCGGTCACCGGGGTACGGCTTGGTGTGGTCGGCACGGTCGATGAGGATCGGCTTCGGGATACCACGCGGGAACGCCCTGCACGTGTTGTCCTCGTGGAAGTGGCGGCAGCCCCAACAGATCGGCGCAGGGGTCGTCATGGCGTGTACCCCTTCAGGTGCCTGTCGAACCAGTCGAACAGCTTGTTGGCCTCCTCCGGGAACACCTTGCGATCCAGCTTCGGATGCGTCCAGAGCGTGAAGGCCTCCGCGAAGGTCTCCGTCATGACCTCGGAGCTTCGCTCGTTCAGGTCCCGGAAGTTGGTGGCGGCGTAGTAGGAGATCTGCGCTTCAATCTTCTCGAAGCCCATGCTCTTCGTGAGTTCGTTGAACTCCCTCAGCTTCGAGGGGTGCTCCTCCCGGTATTGTTGGTGCCACTCAACCGCCCCGAAGTGGAACTCCCCTCCGGGCCGGCCGGCGTCCTCGTAGGCCCGGAGCGCCGCGAAGTAGTCCTTCATGTAGGCCCGGTTCTCAGCCGCGTGCTCGTCAGATCGGATGCGGGCCTCGATGTAGTGGGCGTACTCGTGGCGGATGACGCCTGCGAAGTTCTGCGCGGCGACGGCGTTGTCCTTGAAGTCGGGGGCTGGCTCATCCGGGTTCGAGATACGGCCGGACTCCATCGAGTGTCGAGTCCAGAAGTTGTCGAAGAGCACCACGCACGCGCCGCCCTCGTAGCGCCCGGTGACTGCCCGATCCTCCTCGTCTGGCGGTGTCACCCTCGTGAGGACCAAGTACCCGCCAAAGCTCTCCGTCATCTGGTGGAAGAGCGGGTTGTCGTCGAGGTTTTTCTGCGCTGCCTCCTCGACAGCCTTCACCATCGCAGGCGTCACGCCTGTCACGTCCCACTGGTCGTGATGGCCCGGTCGCTTCCGTGGAGGACGCTCAGGGAGATCGAGGGGCTCCAGTTTGCCGTAGGAGTCGTAGTGCCGCATGGTGCTTGCGGACTCCCGGTACAGCTTCCACGCCTCGTTCTTCGTCCGGGGGACCCGCATCCGCTTGGACCCGCCGCCGGTCTTCGAGCAGAACTGTCCCCCGGTCGGCTGCCCCGCAGGCTCGTGGCAGTCGTTCGACTCCCAGACACGGGAGCCCCACGAGTTAGGAACGATCAGCAGCGGCAACTTCCCCCTCGACCCTTTCCTCGACCTCGGCGAACGTCAGCGTGATTGGCTTGTTGCAGAGCGAACAGCGGAGGCTGAGCACGTCTCCTGCATCGTTCGAGCCGTCGAAGCCGAACTTTGGCGGCGCAGCCATCGTCACGTCCATCTTCGGACAGTCCTTGTGAAGCACCACGAAGGCGAGTTCCATCAGGCACCCTTACCCTTCAGCGGAGCGGGAACGGACCGATCAGTCCGACCAGTTGCAGGAGCCAGATGCACACGGCCAGAACGATCACCACGTTGAAGACGGTCTTCCACGGCGGCTGCATCGGCACGTAGTTGTTGATCAGGTACAGCACGACCCCGATGACCAAGATCACCACGAGCAGTTGAATCATGAGCCCTCTCCCTTCCTCAGGAACACGGCGACCGCGCCCTGCTTGTCGTTCGGTAGCTCGACTCCCTCCGGTAGATCGTCAGGGACCGGAGGCCGGGTGGAGACCATCCGCCGCCGCTTGTGCGCCTGCTCCACGTAGGCGTCTATCGCCTTGGTGACCTCCTCCTCACTCGCCGAGTAGTCGTGCTCGAAGCGGTGCTTCTTCATGCGGCCCTCCTCCCGAGCACGGCGTCGTAGGAGTTCGCGCCGCTGCGCTCCATGACTTCGGCCTTGATCTTCAGTTCACGGACCCGGTAGCCGTGGCCGGCACGCGAGAGCACTCCGCCCAGACGCATCGAGGCCCGTCGGTGCTTCTCGTTGTCGCCGCCCCACTGCGGCACGCTCACGAGGCGGAGGACCGTCTTGCCGTTGCGCTTGTACCATGTCCAGCCGCCGAAGCCCATCTTGCCCATCACGCCCGCGAGGCCCCGGCGCTCGTCCATCTCCACGGCCCGCTCGAAGATGAACTCGAAGGCCGCGTCGGGTGTCTCACCCTTCTTCGGGGCACGGAGCAGGAGCACGGCATCCTGATTCCACGCTCGGCCCAGTTCGGCGAGCATCCGCCGTGCCTGCCCGTTGCCGATGTAGCTCACGGCGAAGCTGAACTCGGAGCCACCATCCCACTGCCCGAGGGCCGGCTTGACCTCGACGCCGCGCACGCCGGGGAGCCGCTTCAGGTTCCCTTCGAGCGTCCGCATCTGCTCGGCCACGGTCCGGTTCGGCCGATGGAGCGGATCGCCGGGGGTGCGCGCGGTCGTGATGCCTACCCGCGTCACCTCGCGCGAGCAGAACCGGCCGCCAGTCGGCCGGCCGCCGGGCTCGTGGCACTGGTTGAACTCCTTCAGCCGCCGCGAGCCCCACGAGTCGGGGGTGAGGTTCATGGTTGACCCCTCAGGAAGAGCCGCTCCAGTCGGCGGCCGAGTTCGACCCCCATCTGCTCGCTCGTGTAGGCGTTCTCCCGGCCGCGCGGCGGCCTCCGGTAGCTCTGGGTTCCGGAGTCCCACACCCAGAACACGTCTCCCCCGATGGTCTGCTTGGTGTAGGCCTGCCGTCCAAGCGTGACGCGCGT